AACCAAACCCCAACCCAAAACCCATGAGCGATTACACCCCACAACCCAACACCTTCACCTTGTTCGCCAACGACAAAGGCGACAACCCAAAACGGCCCGACTACAAGGGCGACATCATCATGCCCGACGGAACCAAGATGCGGTTATCCGCATGGGTCAAGGAAGGCAAGAGCGGCAAGCGGTTCTTGTCAGGCAAAGTGGAACCCATGCAGCAGCAGACCAGCGGCGGGAATTTTGCCCCCCAAGATGGTGATATGCCTTTTTAGTGTAACTTTGTGAACTAATTACATTTACAAGTAACCACCACATGATTGCGGCCATGCGGTGTTTAGATAAAGGGTTCATTCCATCGTAACCCCTCGCCCTGGCTGCCGCAACAGTCAGGGCGTTTTTTTCTTACCCTATGGCAACAATTTCACTATTCAAGGCCGCAAAAGGAGCGGCAACACGCAACACCACGCCCGACGATCACCTGGACTTTGCGGAGTACATCACCAATATCCGTGATGGGTATTGGTACAACGAAGTGACCGCATACCGTGCCGCCAAGACGGACGAAACCAAACGCAGGCTTTCTGCCGTTACACCAAGCGGCAAGTTCAAGAAGCAGGGCAGGGACGGCCTTGACACCCATTCGGGGATCCTTTGCATTGACATTGATGCCAAGGACAACGAGGGCGTGAACATGAAGGCTCTGCTGAATGACGAGTTTCTTCTTGCCATGCACAAGTCCACGGGAGGGGAAGGGTATGCCGCCTATTACCGCATTGAACCCGATCGGCACCTGGAAGCGTTCTTCGCCTTGGAAAAACGATTGGCTGATAAGTACCACATCATTATTGACCCCGCATGCAAGGATGTGTCCCGCCTTCGGTTCGTCAGTTTTGACCCCGAAGCCTACCACACCGAACGCAAGGTGGCCGTATTCAAAGCCTACCTTCCCAAAGCCAAGGCAACGCCTGCACCAAAATTCTATCCACACGGCGAACACGATGTGGAGCATATCGTCCAGCAGATTGAAGCCAAGCGGATTGACCTTACCAACTCCTATGCTGACTGGGTGAAGATCGGCTTTGCCATTGCCGCAAAGTACCAGGACATGGGTGCGGACTTGTTCCATCGGGTGTCAGCCATATCCCCGAAGTACGACCCACAAGCCTGCGATCGGAAGTACAAAGCCCTCTGCCAAACCAAGCAGAACTCCGTATCCTTTGCGTCCTTCATGTGGCTGGCTAAGAATGCGGGCGTTGAAATCCAAACCCCGCAAACCCGCCACATCGTCTCAACCGCCAAGACCCACCGCATGCGAGTGGGAACCAATGGCGGCCCAAAAGACATCGCCTCCGCTACCGAAACGGCGGTCCGCATCCTTCGGGAAATTGATCAGATTGATGTCGAGCAGTTGGATGAAATCGTCGCACACACCATGCAAATGGATAGCGATGAACTCAAAACCGCATCAACCGAGGATTCGCCCATCAAGCAGATCAAAGCGTACCTGCGATCCTACGACCTGCGCCGCAACGCCGTGACTAGAAACATTGAACTCAACGGCCAACCGATTAACGATACGGATCTCAATAATATTTATGTCGCTTGCTTGGAGAACTTCGGCAAGAAGGAGGTCAACATGCAACTGGTCAACGCCATCGTGGATTCGGATTTTGTCGTTACCTACAATCCGTTTTTGGAGTTCTTCGCCAAAAACGGCCACCGCCAACCGAAGGGGTGCATTGAAGCCCTGACCAACACGATCACCAGCACGACCCAAGAACACGCATTCGTGCAGATGTGTATCTACAAGTGGCTCTGCTCCGTGGTTGCAAGCATGCAGGGCGATTACTCGCTGGCCATCTTGGTGCTATGCGGGGACCAGGGTATCGGCAAGACAAACTTCTTCCGCAATATCCTCCCTGCCGAACTGCGGTCTTATTATGGGGAATCAAAACTGGATGCAGGCAAGGACGACGAGATCCTCATGTGCAAGAAGATTATCCTCTGCGATGACGAGTTCGGGGGCAAATCAAAGCAGGAGGCCAAGAAACTGAAGGAACTATCCTCCAAGCAGACCTTTAGCATCCGCAAGCCCTACGGACGGGTCCACGAAGATTTGAACCGTTATGCGGTCCTATGCGGGACTTCCAACGACGAAGAAGTCATCAATGACCCAACGGGAAACCGACGGATTCTGCCCGTGGTGGCCGCAAGCATTGACTGGGATGCCTATGATGCCATTGACAAGACCGACCTATTCATTGAGTGCTACCATGCCATTCAAACCCACGGAAGCGATGCCTGGCAGTTGTCCAAAGCCGAGATCGCAATCCTCAACGATCGGACCCAACTGAATGTCCAGCCCGCCGTGGAGAAAGAACTCCTGCTCAAATTGTTTACCATCCCCGATCGGAGCGACGACCCCGAAGGCAAGTGGCTGACCAACTCCGAGATCAAGGATGTCATTGAGACCTGCACCCGCCAGCATGTGTCCGCACACAAACTTGGAGCCATCCTAAAGTCCCTTGGGTGTCAAAAAGTATGCCGAAGGGAGCGAAATTTCCTCGGATGCTATTTTGTAGTCAGAAATTACGAAAGAAGTGACTACGCCCAAACGCCTACTAATCAAGGCATTCCGTTTTAAGTAGTCAGTGTAGTCAGTTTTGACCCCTATTTTACATTGGCAATATATACGAGCGTGTGCGTGTGTGCATGTGTGATGTATATCTACTCATAAGAAAAAAAGTAACTACAAGTGACTACACTGACTACAACCGCCTCCACGATATCAGGAAGGCCGTTTTTTGTAGTCACTTCTCAAAAACCAAAGTGACTACAAGTGACTACGCTCAGACCCTACCAAAACCAAGCCATTGACCAAATGCGGACAAGTATCGCAGAGGGCAAGAGGCACATAATCCTGTGCGCTCCGACTGGAAGCGGCAAGACCGTCATGTTCACCTTCATGGTGGCATCGGCCCTTCAGCGGGGGAAACGGTGCATCATCTTCACCGATCGGGTTGAACTGCTGAAGCAATCCAACGGTGCGCTGGATCAGTTCGGGATCGTTCCAACCCTCATTGAAGCGGGCAAACCCCGACTGGATGTTTCGGGCAACTGTTTCATTGCTATGGCCCAAACCTACGCCCGACGCAAGAACAAGGCCGACTATGCCGACCTCATGGCTGGCATGGACCTGGTGATCATTGACGAGGCACACAAGCAAACCTTCAACCCGCTACTTGCAAGCATCCCCGCCAAGGCCGTGGTCATCGGGGCCACCGCAACACCGCTGCGTCGTGGGAACCAAGAATGCCTGTCCAAGTTCTACCAGGTACTTCACAACCCTGTGCAGGTCGGGGAACTGATACGCCAAGGATTCCTTGCCAGTCCCGTCACCTATGGGACAAACTTGGACCTATCGGGAATCGGGATGCGTGGCGATGACTACGATACCCAGCAGATGGCCACGGTCTATTCCAAGCGGAGGGTATTTGATGGCGTTGTCAAAAACTACGGAAGGCATTGCAGGGGCAAGAAGGCGATCCTGTTTGCGAGCAATATTGCATCCAGTCAAGAGGTCTGCGCCGCTTTGCAGAACGCAGGCCACAACGCCCGCCATGTGGATGGGGACATGGGCAAGCAGGAGCGGGCCGATGTGCTGGCTTGGTTTAAGCATACCCCCGATGCTATTCTTTGCAACTGCGATCTTATGACCACGGGATTTGACGAACCAACCATTGAGGTAGTTATCCTTTACCGGGCAACCGCAAGCCTTCCCCTATTCATGCAGATGGTGGGCCGTGGCTCCAGGGTGACCCCGACCAAGCGGGAGTTCACGATCCTTGATTTCGGCAACAATGTAAACCACCATGGATTTTGGGAAGCCAACCGTGATTGGTCCCTAAAAAAGAAACGCAAGAAGAAATCCGATGGCGTTGGCGGGGCGAAGAACTGTAAGGGCTGCGAGGCGATTATCCCCGTGGGAGCGATGAAGTGCAAGCATTGCGGCTACGAGTACCAGCGCAAGCCGCAAGAGCAGGGCGAGATGGTGGACCTGCACCTGATGACCAAGGCGCAGGGCATGCAGTTGGCCACGACCAGCAGCATGTACCAAAAGGCACAACTGGCCAAGGCCAAAGTAATTTCGCCGTATTGGGTCCTTCACAACCAATGCAAGAGCAAAGCCGAAGCCTTGGAGTTCATCCGCTATATGGGATGGAAGCCAGGCTGGGCCTTCCACAACAAAGACCGTTTTCCAATCCTAAAATAACTTACCCATGCAAGAGTTCAAGATTCAAGCCGAGTGCTTCCAATGGCATTGGAATAACTTCCCCGACCAGCGGGGCCGATTATTCACCGTCAACAACAACGCCCCGTCTGCGTATGCGGGAAGCGTGATGAAGGCTATGGGCGTGGTTGCGGGTGTGAGCGACATGATATACCTGTCTGCCGCTGGTGCCGTGTTCTTGGAGTTCAAAGACCCCAAGGGCAAGCAGTCCCTATCCCAAAAGTGGTGGCAGGGGGTCGTGGAAGCAGTTGGCTACAAATATGTAGTCATCCGAAGCGTGGAAGATTTCCAAAGGGTGTTGGCTGAATGTTCCTAACTTGTGTATATTTTTGTTAAACCTAAACCAAAACCCATGAAACCAACCCCCACCGATTTCCGACGCTGGCAAATCCACATCCGCAAGGAGTGCGTGTCTTGCAGCCGCCCCGACCGCTCCGAAACCATCAAGCCTTGGTCCGTGAATTGGACCCTGCTCGGTAGAATCCTTCAAGCCAAAAACGCATGACCATGCCCTGGATAAGACCCCAAGACCAAATGCCCTTTAATGGGCAACCCGTGCTGATTACTGACAACGAAGGAATGCAAATTGTTGCTTGGTATTGGGTCAAAGAGGATAAATGGCACTCCGAAAACCACTCTTGGTTTACTTGTGAAGTCGCTTATTGGATGCCAATTCCCGAAATAGTATAAGCCATGAACAATAATAGAGAAACTCAGCAATCGCCTATACAACTTGCTACAAGTCGTTTTGGTAATTTCCTTTATTGGTTTATTCACAACGAAATAGCAACTCCAATTTTCGTGATTTTCATCCATCACGGGAACGGCCCTGCGTAATCGCTCGGAACATCGTGGCCGATATCGCCTACAACGAGTACCTGTTCACCTTTGCGGCTATCGGTAAGGAACTGAATCGGCACTATTCCACCATCATCATAAACTTGGAATCCTTCAACAACGACTGCAAGGCGAAGCCGCAACTCCGCTACCTTCGGAGGCAAGTTTTCAACAATGCCCAAGAGTATTTGCAGACCGCTGAAGGGTCTTATATCACTGACACTCTGCTACTTCCACCCACCGAATAGCCCGAAACCGCTATCACGCCCAAGGGGTCGGCCTAACCGCTGACCCTTTTTTTTTGCAATCTTTGTGCATGCAGTCAGCAGACACCATCATACTGGACCTCTACCGAAGTGGCGAAATCCGCAAAGCCTGCCTTACCATCACGGGAGGCGACCCGCTTTGGCGAGATTTGGAACAGGAGTGCGTCCTCATCCTGCTGGAGAAAGACCCCGCCAAGATTCTGCAAATACAGGCGCAGGGGTACTTCAAATTCTATGTGGTGCGGTTGCTGCTGAACCTCTACCGAGGCAAGAACAACCAGTTCGCCCAAAAGTACCGTCACCACGACCTGCTCGAAGAACTTGACCCCGACTCCCCAATTCCACAAGCGGAGTACGATTCCTTGATGGACGACCTGTGGGCCATTGCCGAAGCCGAGATGGACACTTGGGCCAAGGACGGGGCTTTCCCGTACGACAAGGAACTGCTGCGCCTCCACCTGCGAACAGGGAACATGAAGAAGTTGTCCCGTGACACGGGCATCCCGTACCGCTCCATCATTTATTCCATCGACCAAGCCAAGGCCAAAATCAAGGCCGCCTTTTTGGGTGGCGGTCCTGCTTACCTGGTCCACTTGCGGTTGGATCCTCGCACCCGTGTACGGCCTCGCCTCTGCGGGGTTGACCGTTGTCATCCTCCAAGTCACGAACCGATGACCCAAGACGAGTACCTGCTGGCAACCAAGCACCGCCATTACTGGGACCAATATCAGGCCGCCCTGTTCATGCGGTTAAGCCCCGAAGCGGTCCACGACTTGCAGACCATCCTCGTCGCCCACGGACGACCCAACACAAATTGGTGGTGCGCTGACTGCGTAAAATCGGCACTCCAATACATTTACCAAGAGGCGGACCAATTCGCCGAAGCCAACCAGCACCAAGTCAGCCATGCCCTCAACAACCCCAACCCGTGACCAGTTCCAAACCTATGCCGACTATGGCGAAGGGGTACGCAACAACGCAAAGCGGGGGATTGAACTTAACGAGCGCAACGGGAACAAGTGCGCTACACAAACTGGTAAGGTCAGGGCGCAGCAACTCGCAAATGGTGAGGGGATTTCCCTTGAAACCGTTAAACGGATGCACTCCTACCTATCCCGTGCTGAAACCTACTACGACAACGCTGACAGTTCCAGCGACTGCGGTTACATCAGTTACCTCCTTTGGGGTGGCAAAGCGGCCCTCGGATGGAGCAGGAATAAACTACGGGAACTTGGCGAACTCAACGAAGGTTGACACCGAAGCGCAGCGGCAGGCTCGGACTGAATCGCTGATGATGGTGATAACCACCCTCTGCGACTGCATTGGAGCGGTGGAGGAATCCAACTCGCCCAACGCCTTTGCCGTGAAGATGAAAATCGTGGACAAGATTGATTCGCTGATAGACAAAATCGAATACTGATGGGAGCAGGAAGGCCACGGGTATTTGCGACCCCCGGTGAACTATGGGATGAGTTCACGGAATATTGCGACAAAACCAAGGAGCAACCAATCCTCGTAAAGGATTGGATTGGGCCAAAAGCCGTGCAGGTCTATCGGGAAAAGGAAGCCCCATTGACGATGGAAGGGTTCCGGCTACATCTTTGGGACAAAGGAATCGCTGATGGAGGCAAGGAGTATTTTCTCAACCGGACGGGAACATATCAAGAATTTACCACGGTCTGCTCACGCATAAAGGAAGCCATCCGGGCTGACCAAATCAAGGGAGGCATGGCCGGCATCTACAATCCTTCCATCACGCAGCGGTTGAACGGTCTTGTAGAAAAGCAGGAAACGAGCATCACCATTGAGCAGCCGCTTTTTGGCGATGGACTTTAAGTACACCACCGCCATCAAGAAGATTCGGGCGATGACCGCTCGGAAGAAAGTAATCCAAGGCGGGACGAGCGCATCCAAAACCTTCGGCATCCTTGCGGTCCTGATTGACCACGCAGCCCGCCATCCCAAGTCCGAGATTTCGGTCGTGTCCGAATCCGTCCCTCACCTGCGACGGGGGGCCATCAAGGACTTCGCCAAGATTATGCAATGGACCCACAGGTGGGTTCCCGATCGCTGGAACAAGACCCTGCTCCAGTACAACTTCGCCAACGGGTCCACGATTGAGTTCTTTTCCGCTGATTCCGAAGCCCGCCTCCGTGGGGCAAGGCGGCAGGTTCTTTACATCAACGAGGCGAACAACATTGACTTTGATTCCTACTACCAGTTGGCCATCCGTACCAGCCAAGAAATCTACATTGACTTCAATCCCACCCACGAATTTTGGGCGCACACCGAGGTCTTACCCGAAACCGATGCGGAGTTTCTAATCCTGACTTACCAGGATAACGAAGCGCTACCTGATACGATACGATACGATATAGAACGAAACCGAGACAAAGCGGAGCATTCCGCATATTGGGCGAACTGGTGGAAGGTTTACGGCCTCGGCCAAGTCGGGACGCTACAGGGGGCGATCTACGGCGATTACACGGTGGTTGATGGTATAGACCCATCCACGATGAAATTCGTCGCCTACGGGCTTGACTGGGGGTTCAGCACGGACCCAACCGCCTTGGTCGCCGTGTACCGCAGGGGGGACGACTTATTCATTCACGAACTGCTCTACCATCGGGGGCTGACCAACTCGGATATCGCCACAAGGCTGAAGGAATTCGGCATTACCCGTGCGTGGGAAATCGTCGCTGATTCAGCAGAACCGAAGAGCATTGAGGAAATCTATCGCCTCGGATTCAATATCAAGCCCGCATCCAAGGGACCAGATAGCGTAAGGCAGGGAATTGACATCGTGAAACGGTTCAACCTTCATGTGACCAAGGATAGTACAAACCTGATTAAGGAACTCCGCTCGTACACTTGGGCTACGGACAAGGACGGGCGGGACACGGGGGTCCCGATAGATTCCTACAACCACGCCTGCGATGCGCTCCGCTATGTGGCCCTTAACAAACTCGCCGTCAGTAACTCAGGGAAGTACTTGGTGGTGTAACTTTGGGGCATGAACCTTGAATCCATCATTGATTTGCTTTTGATTTTTGGCAGATTCTTTCTCTTATTGCTTTTGATTTTTGCAATCGCTTCCCTACTATGAAACTCATCCACTACTACCACATTTACTGCGGAGGCGGCGGCCAATGGCAACTCATCATGCACCAACACATGATGGCCCTGTGCAATTACGGGCTGATTGAGGTGTTAGACGAGATTCGGGTCGGCATCGTTGGCCCACCCGACCAAACCCGAACCAACGCTTGGGAGCAGGCCACGCTGACCGAGATGTACAAGGCAAGTCAGGAAGAGGATGCCGTGTACTTGTACGCCCACACGAAGGGGGCAAGCGATCCGTCGCTTATCAACCAACTTTGGAATAGGTCAATGACTTTCTTCAACGTCGTTGCATGGGAGCGGTCCCTGCAACTGCTCGAAGGAGTTGATGCAGTCGGTTGCCATTGGATTACAAAAGAACAATTCCCTCACATGGCTGACCACAACAACCCTGAAGGCTACCCCTACTTTGGAGGAACCTATTGGTGGGCCAAGTCGTCCCACATCAAGGAACTGGGCGAACCGGTACGGGACCACCGCTGGCAGGCCGAACATTGGATTGGCAAGAAGCCCGATACGAAGGTTCACGATACCAACCCCGGATGGCCGGGTCCCGAAAAATTTGTAATCACATTTTAACCATGAAAGACAAAGAATTAATCGCCATCCTTGACGAGTTAGACCTCAATGGTGCCGACTATGACGGAGGAACCGACAAAGCCAACGGCCACAACTACACAAGCACCTATGCCAAGTACTTGGCTGAAATGCGAGCCGACCACATCAACTTCGTGGAGATAGGGGTTTGGCACGGAGGGTCCATGGCCATGTGGTGCAAGTATCTGCCCAAGGCCAAGTTCCTGTTCTACGACATTGCCAACCAAGTCAAACCAAAGGCTGACAAGCACATTGACTGGACTCGTTCAAGGCTTCACATCGCATCGGCCTACACACCCGAATCCGTGCAAGTCGCAAGGGACTATTTTAAGAACGGCATCGACTTCCTGCTTGACGATGGCCCACACACCTTAAGTTCTATGTTGCAGGTCGTCAGCCTGTATGCACCGTTGATGAACCAAGGAGGTGTCTTAATGATTGAGGACGTTCAGAGTAAGGATTGGTTCGTGAACCTGTCAGCCGTAGCACCGAGCAACTCAATCTTTGAGGCCATAGACCTTAGCGAATCGGGCCGATACGACGACCTCATTGCCGTTTACAAGTTCTAACATGGGCATCCCCGTCATCATCAACAACCGCAACCTGCTGACATGGCCCAAAGCGATGGTCAGGGACTTGAATAAGTGGGAAGGGATTGGGGACATCTACATCGTGGACAACGGTTCAACCTACGAACCATTGCTTGAGTGGTACGCCACCAACCCCTGCAAGGTCGTAATGCTTGACGAAAATTTGGGCCATCAAGCCCCATGGACTTCGGGCTTGGTGCAACAACTGGGAGAGCCGTTCTATGCGGTTACAGACCCGGACCTTGACCTTTACAAGACCAGCAAGCGGACGATTCCCATGTGCTTGGAGTGGTTGCAACAATTCCCCCAAGCAGGCAAGGTCGGTCTGTCGCTCCGATGGGATGACGTGCCTCCAAGGTCGTCGTACTATACTCACGTCAACAACTACGAAGCGACTCGTCAGCGTAACTCAAGGGTCATCATGGCAGCGAGGGTTGATGTTCCTATCGACACGACCTTTGCCGTTTACAATCGTCAGGAGTACTTCATCGGTGGGGTTTCGTTGCTTGAGTCAGCGAGGCACATTCCTTGGTACTATTCGGAGAAAGAACGCAAGGCTGATAAGGAGTTCAGCCAGTACCTTGCATCAGCATCGTCGGCATCGTCCTACAAAACCTTCCTGAAACTATGAAACTCCAAGACCTCACCATTGACCAGTTCCAACGCATCGGAGCCATTGAGTTCAGCAGCGTCCTTGGGGACTACGACAAGCGTGCAGGGGTCGTCGCAATCGTTGAGGGGGTGGATATATCACTTGTGAGAGAAATGTCCGCCAAGAGCGTCCTAAAGCGTTACAAGGCCATCATAAGCGAGTGGAACGCATTGCCTGCCTTGGGGTACAAGCGAAAGTTCAAAGCAGGGGGCAAGTGGTGGATTCCAACCGTGTTCACGGACGAGTTGACTGCTGGTCAGTTGATAGAACTCATGGACGCAAACACGACCGATGAAAAGCAACTTCTGCAGAACCTCCACCGAATCATGGCGACCTTGTGCCGGGAGGGCGGTCTATTCGGATTATTCCCCAAGAAATACGACGGGGCTGCCCATGCGGAGCGAGCCGAGTTGATGAAGAAACACGCCAAGGTCGGGGACGTTTGGGGCGTTGTCAGTTTTTTTTTGCTAAGTTCCGAATCCTACTTGAAAGTTTTGAGCGACTATTCCAAGCACCTGATGACGAAGGCAGGGGAGTTGACGTAAGTCCGCTTGCCGGGTACGGTTGGCTGATGGTGGTTTGGAGGATGGCCAACAAGGACGTTCTTAAATTTGATGCCATCTTCGCAATGAAGGCGGTGGAGTTTCTCAATTACGCACTCTTGATTCACGACATCTTGGAAGCGGAGAGGATGGAGGCGGAAAGGGCAAGACGCAGATAGACACTATCCTCGGCAGGGTACATTTACTTGCATGGAAACAACCATACTTGCGAATGGCCAACCCGTAGGTAAGTTCGGCAGCGGTTCGATGAAGGGCATCGACCAAACCGCTTTGGAGGGGATTGGTTCAGTCGTGGGACCCAAGGGTGGAGGCAAGTCGCCAACCTATGACGTGCTGGTCAAGTGGATAGAACGGGTCATCGAACTTGCGAAGAAGAACCTCGAAGCAGCCAACGCAAACGCAGGGGGAACGCTCTCGGCATCCATCGCACCCGAAGACATTGAACTATCCGCAAAGCAAATCGTCGTGGCTATCATGGCCAACCCCTATTGGAAGTATGTTGACCAAGGGGTTCACGGAAGGTCGTCAAGTTACATATCCGCAAGGGACTCTAAGTTTCGGTACGGCAAGAAGATTCCA